CTAGATCTTCTACTACTTGCTCTAAGTTTTGTCCATAAACCCAAGCGCTTTGACCTTCATAAAAATCTACACATCTCCGTACATTAGCTTTGTGCTTTTGGTAGGCAAGACTTTTTAATGTAGGATTACTTTCTTTGGTAAATATATCGCCGCCACGATACCCCTTAGCGATCGCTTGCGGTAATTGATTTGGCTGAATCGTGATTAAAGTTTCTGCTGGCATATTTTTGCAATATTAATTACTAATGTGATAATATCAGCTTAATCCAAGTTAATGGGGCGTGATGCCTTATTGAAGAAAGATTGCGGAAAAGTTTAGAAGTGACTTCTAGCTTTGAGCGTGATGCACCCGCTACACAGCACACCTCAAAAGTTAGGAATCAAAATAATGGCATCCCCAACATTGCTAGAAATGGCAAAACAAGCCCGTGAAATGGGTGACGTTTTAAAGGCTGGAATTGTAGAACAATATGCAGGCAATTCTCCAATCCTTGATGTAATCGGATTTGAAGAAAGACCAGGCGGTACGGTTGAGTGGTTACAGGAAAAGACTTTACCTGTAATGTCAAACCGCGCAATTAACGAAAACTTCACAGACACTAAAGGCGAAGTCGAAAAGCGAATCGAAAAGGTCGTCATCTCTGGCGGCGAAATCAAGATCGATACTGCTGGCTTAAAACTATACGGCGAAAACGTCCTTACCACTCAGATTTCAATGGCTCTCAAGTCGTTGCAGTTGAAATGGCACGGCGATTTTTTCAATGGCGATCATAGCGTTAATCCTAAAGAGTTTTCTGGGCTTAAAGTTCGTGCTGGTGGTACTCAGCTAGTACAAGCTGGTTCGACTTCTGGCGGGGACGCATTATCACTTAGCAAATTGCGCCGCGCGATCGCTAAAGTTCGTCCTATCAATCCTCGTGCCCAAGTTCGGATCTACTCGAATCTTGAGTTAGCTTTGCGATACCAAGATGCGATCGCTAATCCTACGATCTCTGGCTATGTCGTTCAAACCAAAAATGATGTAGGTGTTGAGGCTCCTAGCTTCAAAGGCATCCCTTGGTACTCAATCGAGGAAGATGCTGAAGGCGATCAAATCCTTGGGTTCTCTGAAGTTGGAAGTGGTGGTGGTGGCGCTGTCACGTCTTCGATCTATGTAGTTGCATTCAGCCCTGAAGATCTTACAGGCATCCAAACAGGCGGTATTGATGTGCGTGATATGGGCGAAATGCAGACTGAAACCAAGCGCCTAATCCGTATGGATTGGCTGAATAATTTCGCAACATACAACCCTCGCTCATTTGTTCGCCTTGCTGGTGTAACTGACGCTGCTTTTGTTGCTTAATCCTAATCCCTCTATTATTTAGAGGGATTAGCTAGCAATGCTTTTAACTCAATATATCAGAGGAAATCATGGTCTACTCAGGCGCATTTAAATCGACACTGCCAAGACTTGGCAACTCAGTCAATTCGTCCCCAATTGACGCTCTATCTACCTTGCGCGATTATTCCGCAACTGCGGCTAGTGCAACAACTAACGGTACTCCTATCGAATACCCTTTCAACGCTGAAGAATCGGTAAAGGTGATCATCAACCAAGCTGCTTACTCTAGCTATTCTGCAGGATCTGTCCAATGGACACTATCCCTCCAAGTCTGTACTACCTCAGGCGGTACATACCGTGAAGTCGCATCTATCGCTCCTACTGTAGCGGCTGGTGCTGCTCTTAATGGGCAAGAAGTCTTCTTAAGCGGTCAACAAATCAACAATGTTTTTGCTGGCGCGAGATTTTTGCGAATTGTAGCCACTAAGCTGTCAACAGCAGGCGATCTCACATTTGGCGCTTACTTAGTCCCTTCAGGTTGCTAATCCATGAAGATCAATCTTTACGATCCTAAATCGGGCGAGTTGTTTCGAGTCCATCATCACGATACTCAAGGGTGGATTGATAACGGATTCTTGACATCTCCGCCCGATCTCACCCAGATCGCTGAAGAAGAATCAGAGGCGATCGCACCAAAGAAAAAAACAAAATCTACACATGTAGAACCTGAATAAATAAATGGAATAGGCGATCGCAAGGTCGCCTATTTTTATAAAAATGGCTTGCGGCGCAACTCTAAAAATAACAGAGACACCTATTCTCATTGGTTTCCAATGGGATAGCTCTTTGGTGTTTGCCACTGGTACTGTCGCAGCTCCTGTCTATATTGATTTGTCGCTCTATGATATTGAATTTGCGATCGCACCCTCAGCAACTTCATCAATTAGCCTAGTGCCAACGATTACCAAATTATCAAATGGGCTAGCGACATTTAAATACCTTGCCGCGCAGACATTGACTATGACAGCTGGCGAATGGGTTGGGCATTGTTTCTTAAAGCTAATCTCAACTTCTGAGGTTAGCTTTTTCATGAATCTTGAGATCTGTGTCCTTGACCCAGTGCCAACGCCATGACAGCCATAATCAAAGTCACAGAGCCACTATTGCAAGTCGTTAAGGTGCGCGATCAGCCTACGATGATCGTGCAGGTTGCCCCCGTGCAGATTGTTTCTGGTGGTGGTGGCGTTACCGATGGTGACAAAGGCGATATCACAGTTTCGGGATTAGGGACTAGCTGGGTAATAGATGCCCTTGCAGTAACTTTAGCCAAGATCGCGACTGCTGCTTACTCAGCTTTAAATACTGCGCTTACCTTAGTTCAGCGAGACTCAAATGGCTCGTTTGCAATTACAAATATCGACTTTGCAACAATCACGATCCCAAATTTAGGCAGGATTACAGGTACTCAATTAACAACCTCAACTACTACAGCCGATCAGGTAGTGGACAGCTTTGATGGCACTTTATACCGCACTGCTAAATATTTAGTGCAGATTACCTCAGGGCCTGATACTCATGCATCTGAGATTTTGGTATCCAATAACGGACTCGATCCGCCCCCTTATACTCAATACGCAAATATTAAAAGCGCTGGCGATCTTGCTACTTTTAGATTTGAGCTAAATGGATCGAATGTGCGTCTGCTCGTAACGCCAGTTTCGGCAGTAACAAAAATAAAGGTATTTAGAACCACAATGGAGGTATAAAAAATGGGAACCGCGACACCGACAAGATTTCCTTTAGGGCTGAGAGCCGAGGCTCTCAGCACGTTCGATCGTGCCGTGAATATGGCGCGAGGCAGCAATATTGCTTCAGCCGGTACTGTCGATTTGGGGGCTGCTACAGGTAACAGTGTAGATATTACTGGCACTACAACGATCACCAGTTTTGGCACGGCAGCTGCTGGGATAACTAGAACCGTAACATTTACGGGTGTTTTAACACTTACCCATAACGGCACTTCGTTAAAACTCCCAACATCCGCAAACATTACAACGGCGGCGGGTGATGTGGCTTGGTTTGGTAGCTTAGGATCTGGGAACTGGGAATGTATCGGATATCTCAGGAAAAGTGGTGCTGCCCTTGTTGGAGGCGCGGGTGGAGATGCCTCGACAAATACGGCTTCTTCAGTCGTTGATGAAATCGCCTTGTTTGCTGATACTTCAGGTAAGTTGCTAAAACGGTCTACAGGTACAGGTTTAGCGAACCTAACATCTGGTGTAATGTCTGCGCTCGCGATCGGCACGGGGGTTGCAACAGCACTAGGTATCAACGTAGGCAGTGCTGGTGCTTTTGTAACTTTTAACGGTGCTTTAGGTACTCCTAGCTCTGGAACGCTTACCTCATGCACGGGCTTACCCGTAGCTTCTGGTATTAGTGGATTCGGCACAGGTGTAGCCACAGCATTAGCAGTAAACGTTGGCACGGCTGGCTCGGTAGTCGTAAATGGCGGAGTTTTAGGTACTCCTAGTTCAGGTACTCTTACCTCCTGTACGGGCTTACCCATATCCACTGGGGTGTCTGGACTTGCTGCCAACGTAGCTACGTTCTTGGCAACGCCCTCAAGCGCTAACCTTGCGGCAGCTCTAACCGACGAGCAAGGATCTGCTGGCTTTGTAATCTTCAGTGCTGGCACTCCAACATTTACGGGATCTCCTGCTCTAAATACTGCAACAGCGGTTAGTCTCGGACTTGCCCAAGCCTTAGTTGGCTCGGCAACGCTAACCACAGCAGCAACTACAGCCGATCAAGTATTGTTGTCGGTTTCAGCGACAACTTACCGATCGATCGTTGCTGAAATTAGTATTTTGAGTTCGACAAGCTATCACGTTCTTGAAGTAATAATTATTCACGACGGTTCATCTGCAAGCCATACTCAGTATGGCGATATTTTTACGGGTGCTTCACTAACAACTATCAACAGCGATATCAATGGTGGAAATGTGCGTTTGCTCGTGACCCCGACCAATGCCGTTACTGTGTACCGTGTCACTTATCGCGCTCTAGTCGTTTAATTTATCAATCTATAAAGGGAATGGAACTTTATGGGAACTCAAACACCATTTAGAGCAAGGTTCGGGGTTGCACCTCGAATAACAACACTAACTAGTAGCAGTAATCTCACGGCTTGCAATGTCAATAATACCGACATTGGCATTATCACGCTGACTGAAAATACGACATTTAGCAACCCAACAGGCACTCCGTTTGATGGGCAATTGCTGTTGTATCGAATCAAAAGTGCGAGTGTTTATACGATCGCCTTCGGCACTGATTTTCAGGTAGCGAGTTCGCTTGCTTTTCCCACAGCCACTACTGGCAGCAACAAGATCGATGAAATTGCGGCTCGTTGGAGTACAACGCAAACTAAATGGATCTTTGATGCTTCGACAATTGGTGGTAGTGCATCGATAACCGCCTCTCAAATCACCGACGCCTCAGCTAATGGGCGATCGCTAATTACTGCCGCCGACTATGCTGCGATGAGGACTTTGCTGCTCACACCTGCTAGTAATATCTCAGGCATTACGGGGGCCGATGCGATTACAAATATGGTGTCCCTTACTCAAGCTGAATACGATGCGATCGGCGCTCCAAATGCAACGACTTTGTACTACATAACGACATAAAAATATGGCGGTATCAATTAGGCTAGGCACAGGTTCGGCTTTTGCCGCAAATAAAATTAAATTAGGGACGACCTCAATAACAAAAGTGTATTTAGGGACTACTCAAATATTCCCACCATCAGGAGCTTACACTCCTTCTTACGACTTCTCGGATAACAGAAATTCACAATACCTCGGTGAGGGTTCGGCATAATGGCAAACTTACAGGTTTTAGACGGCGCTTCAGCAACAAAATATATCAGCAAGACAGGAGCTGGTACCGATGCAGATCCGTTTGTTGACTCTCCGATCGCATTCCCTCAAGGTATAACAGATAGCTTCGGAACGCTGCGGACTGGACAAAACCTAAACCATACAGAGGTGCAGTTCTATCGTGATACTCCTGCCGCCATGATGACTATCACATCATCAAATGGTGGCACGGCGACAAATAGCGTAGGCGCGGGACTTTTTGCTAGTTCTACAGGTACAAGCGGCGCTGTTAGAGGTGTGTCTTTTGCACCTGTAATTTATCGTGGCGGTTCGGAAATCTACATGATTTTCACTGCCGCTTTTACTGCTGGTGTAGCTAGTTCGACAATGCGATACGGACTATTCAACCTTGCTCTCACAGAAGGTGTATTTATTGGGTATGAAGGTACATCGTTTGGGGTAACAATTCGTAATAACTCAGTAGACACAACCGTAGCAAAAGCAAGCTGGAATACAGATGCTTTAACGGGTGCGAGTGGTTCTAAATTTACTCGTGGTGGTACCGCCGAAGCGATCAACTTAGCCAACTTAAACGTATATCGGATTAGATTGGGATGGGTTTCTGGTGCGCCTATTGACTATGAAGTACTGGCACCTGATGGGCATTGGGTTTTGTTCCATAGGAATAGATATCCAAACAGTGCAGCGGTTCCCTCGATTCGCACAGCCGATCTCTACCCTGTGATTGATATTGTCAAAACAACAGCAGGGGCGACAGATCTACAAATTTTGACGGGATGTTTTGCTGCTGGTACGACTCATCAACCCTCAAGCATACATCTCGATGGCGCGGGGTCGATGACAGCAGCAAACCGCAATATTCTGAACGATATTGCGAGCGATAACGGTACCGACTGCTTACTATATCGCTCTATCGGATTACAAATAAATGTTGCGGCGGGTACTGTAACGGCTGGAGCGATTACGTTTGAAGGCTCAAACGATAACGTCAACTGGACTCCTATATTCCTGTTCGATCAAAAAAAAAACCTATGCATTACGACCTATACGCTGGTCGCTAGCACAAATAAATATTTTTCAGGAAATATCGCGAATCGATACCTCAGAGTGCGTATATCATCGGGTATAACGGGAACTACTACAGGCGTTCAATGTTTCTCTACTTTATCGATTACTCCCTATGCAGAAAACGATAAAATTGTTCGTGGTACGCCACTAAGGGATAGGGTAGCTGATACTGCGGGTACTTCCGCAGCCTTTACAAACTTAGGTGCTGGTGGGGCTGGTGTGAAGAACTTTTTGACTAATATCAGCGTTTACAATTCCAGTACCACAAACGGATTTGTGGACATTCGTGATGGCACGGCGGGAGCTGTTCTTTTATCCTTAGCTTGCCCTGCTCAAAGTGGGGCGGTCTACACTTTCGACCCTCCTATAATCCAGCCTACAGCTAACACAGCATTAGCCTATGACGTTTCGGCGGCGATCTCAACCGTATACATCAACGCTAACGGGTATCAAAACAAATGATTCGATTTTACTTCTTGAGAATAATCCAGATTGGATCGGGTAGAGGACCGAAATATATCCAATGGCGCGATAACCCTAGCGGCATCCCAGTATCTTTGTGGGGATTGATGGATTATGGCTTCGAGCCCGTCTGCATATTCAGAGGAGATGTAACTGCTGAACAGCATACAGAGCTAAGTGGATATCCTGATGTTTACGCATTCCCTGAAGATTTATCAGCACAAATCGGGGCTAACTTAGCAACAATGGAATCTGTTTTGGAAGCTATAAATCTACCCTCGGCATGGCTGACACCAACGACAACTTACAGGCAGATATTAAAGAGATCGGCAATAGTATTCCAATGCCTTCAAAGGCTTAAGGGAATGATTGGCAATTTTGGGCTTTTTAACAACGGCGGTAAATATGGCAACAAAACTTTAAATAACACGTTAGCTGAGATTCGCCCTGCCGTGCGATATGCCTTGATGAGTGCGGCTGGACAAATCGACATAGAAGACCTGACCGAAGCTCTTACAATCAGGCAGTTTTTAATTAGATACGCTCAAGCATGGACAGATCCGATTATTATTGGTGGGGAGGAACTATAAATGGCACTTCCAGCAACCGATACATTCACTACAGGCAGTGACCAATTACTGACGACTTATTCGGCGAGTTGGTCTAATTCGATTAGTACTTTTAATGTTCTTGCTGCTACTGATGATGTGGTAGGAAACGCAGCATTTGCTGAGCATGGAGCCTGGTGGAATGCAGATACTTTTAATGCTAATCATTATTCACAAGTTGTAGTCTCGGCAATAAATATCGACCAATGGGTTGGGGCTGCTTGCCGTATGACCGCAAGTGGAAATTACTATGGGCTTTACGGTCAGACTAATAGTCGTGAATCATTCGAGATGAATGGCGGTACTTTTACAACCAAAGCCGTCAATGGAACTCTAAGTGTATCTGACGTAGTACGAATAGAAGCAAACTCAACGACTATTACTTGCAAGATTAACGGCTCTACTGTAGGTGCTTTGGGGTTTACGGACTCAACGCATACAGGCGGATCGGCTGGAATAACGGCTTACACTACTGGTTCTAGGCTAGACACTTTTGAGGGCGGAGATTTAGCTGCGGCGATTACATTTTTCGGATCTGCATCCAACCCCGCAGACAACGGGAACCCAGCGACGCAAAATAACGGGGTTTACTCTGTAACGCCACCTGCATCAATGCTGGCTGGCGATCTGTGCGTAATGATTACGCAAGTTCGATCTACTGCCGCGCCTTTCACGACCCATGTGCCATGTCCAGCCGATCAATCATGGACTAGCGAAACGATCCAATCTGGAACGACCATATCGACACAATTGCATTGGTGTACGTTTAATGGCACTTGGTCAAGCAATCCCGCAGGATATTTAGCGCCTTCTATCCGAGGCGGGATGGTAAGCGGTTGCGGGGCTTCTTTAGGCGATACCACGATCCCTTTCTCAGTAATCCTTCTCGTATTTCGCGCCTCAACTACCTCAAAAACTTGGGCGATCGATGTCGCAAAAGCATCAACTACTTATGCAGCTCCCACCACACCCTTTACCGTAACGAGGACGGGTATAACCACAGTTGCTAATAATGTTGTGGCTGTGGCTGTTTGGTCTAGTGCTGATGATAATACTTGGGGAACTCTTGCAGGTGCGGGATGGGTAATAGTTGGTACTCAATTCCGAAACTTGGCTGGCTCCGATATGTCTGCCGCAGCAGCCTATCAAATTGTAGCTACAGGAGGAACGGCAACGGGATCGGTATCGCTCAACCAAGCAACGTTAGGCGGCGATGCTGGCAATACAACTATTATTGGACTTAAAGAGGTATAGATAATGGCTTACCACGCTGATACGGATGATTATTTGAGTAGGCTTGCTACTGCTGGTGGCACAATTACAGCATTTAATGCCGATCTACTAGATACAAAGATCAGATACGCCTATGCACACGGCTTAAGAGGCGCTACAGATTACCTCAAATATTGGTTGTGCTTAAATCTTACGCAATCATTCACTGGGTGTTTAGTGCCTGTATATGATGATGGGGTGGGAAATGCTACGAATAACGGGTTTGTGTCTGGGGATTGGTCGAGTACTTTGGGATTGACTGGCAATGGTACAACTAAATATTTAAATAGTAATTACGCTTTTCCTGCGTCTCTAGGATCTTTTACTTTAGGTGGTAGGAGTGATTTTCATCTGGGGGCTTTTGTGTCCAGCCCAGAATCAGTTGGTTCTTATCCTGTTCTAATGGGCGGCGGAACTGCATGGGGATCAGCTACGGCATGGGCGCTTGCTTTTGGAACAGGAGGAGATAGATTTACATTCTTCCTTGCGGGTAGGGATATTTCTCAATTCAAAAGCGCACCAGATTATGAATCGGGGTTCTATCTGGGAAATCAAGTTGACAAAGACAACGGACGAATTTTAAAAAACAATACCTTGCTAAACAGTAAAAATGAAGCTCCATCATCTGTACTAAATACTACAAACACAATATTTCTGTTTGGGTCTAATAGCGGAGGCTCCCTTTACTCTCCATCAGCGAGTTCCTTTTCCAACTTTACGATGGGTTTTGGGCTGACCACAACAGCTCAAGAGACAGCGCTATACAATATGCTGAGCATCACGCAGCCATACTATGCATCACCATTGATGCTGTCAGCTTGCTTTTAAATAGTCACCGACACATTGCCTAAGTGTTGGCAGCAAACTTTAAATTTTTGCGGTGAATACTTGCCAAAATAAAATAATGTTTGGCTCGTATCGTTGCCCGATTTCTTCTTAATCCCATCGTTTTTAGGGTTGGTAAATTCAATCCTGTGATTGAAAGTTAAGATTGCAGTTGAGTAATTCTGAGCATCCAGAAACCAATTAGAGCTTGTACTGGAGTTGGTCAGCAAAAAGCTATTTCCGATATGTGCATAGCTTAAGACCATCTCTACTGCTCGCTCTATATTGCCTTTACTGTATGGCGGGTTGACCCATTTTTTCTGATAAGCTTCCCAATCCTTACTAAATGCGTCATCAGCTTTTGTCCAGTATGTTTTTGCTTGCACGATCTCGTTAGCTCTAGCACATGAAAAAGGATCGAGGTCAAAACCTCCAACTAAATCGCGAAAGGGCTTAACGACGTAATCTGGTGTAAAGTTTTCGTCATTCAGTTTGTCTTGATCAATTAGCACAGAGTGCATTGAAAATAGACTTTGCTGGACTGCTAGCATTTTAATATCTCACGAATAATGTTTTAGATCGTCAATAATCGAAGCAACAATCATCCAAAGAGAAAACCCTAAAAACGCTATTGCTAAAAGCAAAAAAATCGATCCTAGTAGTAGCAATAGATTCAAAAACAATGACATCATGATTTCAATTTCCTTTCAACTTTGGCAACGTTTTGCCGTCTTTCCATAGATCTCTATAGCCAAGCAGCTTATTATCACGCTTGCCCATATCCTTACGCAGCTTAAATTCAAGCCCTAAGCCAGCCAAAGTCATCGGGCTAGTATTGCCAAAAGAGTTTTTTAAATACCTGTAGCCTCGCGACTGCGCCAATTTGTAAGCCATATCAAGGGATAGGCGATCGCAATCAATCTCAGTAGCCTCAACGCGAGAGTAGAGTGCTGCATCGTGCAAACCGCTAGAGATTCTAAATACTTCACCTTTTGCGAGTCGATTGTTGAGGAGAGATTCTACTTGATAAAAACTAAGGTCAATGCCTTGATCGAATAATCTATAAGCAATCGTACTAATATCAGTCCATTTTTCAGTTAGCGCCGCGTTTAGCTGCTCGGTAGTAGCAATCCTGATACTTTCAATCTTTGCGCCCTTGCAACGGCGTTTGCTACCACTCCAATCGCTGAGCAGTTTCTTTACCTCAGGGTGCATCCTGTAAGGTTCAGCGTAAGCAAATTTAACTTTGAGCGGATTGTAAGCAAGCAAAGCTTTGATGCGTTCCCCTTGTGGTCTATATCTCAACCTGTATCCTTTGCGCGGACGTGGGCATAATGGCACGCTGTAGGCTATCCAATCTGCGAACCATAGGAATACTAGCAAACGGATCGATGTAGGGCGTAGCGCCGCAAATTTAGTGAGCCTGTAATGCCTCTCTCCTCTTCTCAGTCTTGGGCGTTTAACCCTTGCCCTGTTTTTAGGCGGCTTCGTTGGACGCTGAGTTTTTGGTTTTGGAGGTGGAGTGGCAACAGCAATCGTTTTAATCTGCACAATCTGGCGATCTAAAAGGTATTGCCACAAATGGAGCCACTGCTTTTTATTTGCTTGATACCGTGCAAGAGCGATCGCATTGTACGCAATCCTCTCACTTGGGTATAAATCTGCATTGCGCTTTTCTCGTTCTGCGATCGCACTAAGCAGAGGCGCAATCTGTCGCCATAATGCAGGGCTTGTTGCTGTGTCTGGAAGTGATGGGATGTAGATGGGTAAGGATGGTTTCATGCTAAAGATTTTTTTAAAGAGTTCAATAATGTGGTCAGTGCGGCATCAGGTAAGCTGTCCCAATTGCCATAGGGTAATTTGTCACGAGCTTCATACTTCTGGACAAAATTAGATAAACGCTGGCTTAAATCTTTACCTTGCAATAGCTGATTTATCTCTTTCAGCAATGGTTCTCTAGTAGCCTTGTATTGCTTAGATTCAGCAATGCGTTTCTCTGCACCATTGCCTATAAATTCAAAGCACCATCCGCACGTAATCCAATCAGGTGCTTTCATCCAAGCCGTGTGATATTGGCAGTGAATACAGAACAAATCTATGCGTTCAGATTGAGGGATAAATTGCGCGGGATGAACAGGCGGATCGTTAACCGTTCTTGCTGTAAGTTCACACAGTTCATCACACATCATGTGAAATCTTTCTATCTCTGTGATTTCATCACGGTAATTTTTAGACATAACTTGCTCTCAGATTTGATACTGTTGAATTTGCTCCGTCCCATAGCAGCTTTACTGTCCCAGTCCTGCCATACCGATTCTTGAGAACGATTAGCTCAAGAATGCCTCTATCTCTTGTGTCGGGATTAAAATATTCGTCTCTATAGCATCCATAGATTAAATCGCTTGCTTCTTCAATACCCCCCGATTCCTTAGCGCTGTAAATCGTTGGGCGCTTGTCTGCTGACTGTTTTACGTCTCGGCCAATTTGGCATAATACAACGATGCGGGTGTCAAGTTCTTTTTTGAGTTGATTCAATTCTTCTAGTACATAATCGACTCGATCGCGCCTTGGCATACGCTTATCAGCAGTACGGACAAGGGTTAAGTAGTCAATCCCAATCATCCCAATAGAGCCATGCTCAGCGTAGAACTGACGAGAAACAGAGATAATATCTTCAATCGTTCTCACGCGATCATTGACTTTCATTGGAAGATTGTGATAATTCTGCTGGCTCTCAATCAAAACACCCCATTTATCGTTCGGTATTTTGCCACTTTGCAATGCTCCTGTAGTTATCTGAGTGTGTTTAGAAAACAGCTTTTGGGCTTGTGCATTGCTGCTCATTTCCAAAGAGAAGAACAAAGATGGCTGATGCATCACCAAGGATGTGTAGGTTAGCAACTCCAAAAGCAATGTAGTTTTACCCATTGCAGTACTACCAAGAATAGAGATCAGCCTTTGCCTTGGGATTCCGTCGTCTAGCTGATGATCTAAATCTCTAAATCCTGTAGGTAAGATTGATTCATGGATAGTGCCAGTCTCTCTAGATTCAGCGACTCTGGTTATTGCAATAAATTCATCCCCCATAACGTCATACATTGATTTTGTATGCTCGCTATTACCTTGCAATCCACGAAACTCTACAAGCTTTTGCTCAAACCAAGTTATAGCTTCATCAAATTCTTGCTCCTGAAAGATCCCTTGAGCCTCGCGGCAAAAGTCACGGTATTTTCTGGACTTGTACTTTTCTCGGATTAGTTCGGCATATTCAACGCAGTTAGGCGATGGCATTGTAGATTTATATACGCCATAGATAGCAGTGCGATCGCTTAATGATGGCTCTAAGCCCTTCATTTGTTGCTTAGCTGCGAGGTGTTGATACACAGTTTCTGGGTTAATATTCCCCTGCTTTTGGTTTAACTCTACGCAAGCATTGAAAATTTGACCGTAGAGGGTTGTGTAAAACATCTCGCTAGTAAGTATAGGGGTAATAGCCTTTATCACGTCTTGAGAGCTTAATACTGTGGCAATGACGATATTTTCTGCTACGACTGAGCACAGACTCTCGCCTGTTGATAGATCTTTCATGATGCTTTCCTTGCTAGTTTAGCTGCGTATTCTTTGGCTGTGCTTGGCATTGGAGCAAAGTTTTGGGGTTCTTGCGTGGCGATCGGTGTGGGTTGCTGTTGCGGACAATCTTTCTGCTGTCGATTTGTAGCTTCGTCAGTAAAAAGTTCAAACTTCGCCCAATCTTCTTTCATGCAAATAGCATTAATAAAATTTATCGCGTCACCGTCACCTGATGGCTTTTCATGTTTTTTTAGATGCACTTTGGCAACTGCGACTAAATCTAAATGCCAGTTATTGCGTTTGCCTCCCAAGTGCCATTCTGAGAATCCTTGCAGTTCTAAGCCTCTTGGGGCAAACCGATTTGTCTTGTTGTTAAAACGATCGCCCATCGGATCGTTAAAAATTGGGGAAGGGGGGCGCGGTGCAATTGGGGGGTTGGGGTCTTGATTATCTAAGGGATCTTCAAGAGCAGATGTTTCTTTTTTTTCTTCAGTATGCGAATTGTCAAAAATCGCGCTTTCTTTTATATGTGTATTGTTATTTATGGGTTTTGTTATATGTGTATTGTTGGAGTTAACCTCGTTAACTAGTACTAGTAAATCTCCTTTACTAGTTACTGGTAAAGGAGATTTACTAGTTAAACTCATTGACTGGTTAACGTCTTTAACTAGTAAACCTCCTTTACTAGTTGGAACTAGCGACAAATCAAGAAGCTGATAAGTAGTCGCATGCCCTTTTGAGTGACCAATTTCAAGCTTTCTGATGTAACCCATTTTGACTAAATGTTCAATGCACTTAGCAATTGTTGGGCGGCTTAAAGAGGATTTTCTCTCTAGCGTGCTATAGCTAGGAAAGCACTGCGAACCTGCATCTGCATGACGCATTAATACTGAATAAACTACAAAGCCAAGAGCAGTCATGTTTTCTATATGACTATCAATCATTTCGTTAGGAATCATGAAAAAATTGTGCTGATGACCGCTTTGAATACGATCACCTTGCCTCATGCCTTTACCTCGTTCTTTGTGATCGCCTTTTCAAGTAGACGGGTAACTGTAACTTGCTTGGATCTTTCTTCTGAATCAACTAGACGGTTAATTGCTTCATGCAATGAAATCGGAATACGGACGTTCATTGCAACTAATTCTTCAGTTTTTTCCATATGTTTATTTGTTGGTTGCTAGAACATTGT